ATGTATCTGTTTCCCGTTAATTTGCCAAACGCAATTAGTTCTTGTAAAAATGCGGAAAAACTTTGCTCGGGATTCGGTCGTTTTAATAAATTTTCTAATGGTGTATCCTTGACCTCGGTAAATGCTCTCTTTCTCAATACGTTGGCTTTGTAGATAGCATTTGCATCCATTATGCCCGATGTGATTGATTTGTATTGTTTGGCCGATGTTTGGTTGTTTACCTCATAGACTTGAAATGGTATTGTGGTGGCGGCTTTCGTGATTAAATTGATGATTGAATAAACCGTGGCATTGCGTTGGTATCCTTCACGAATATAGGTCAAATCATCCTCATCTTGCATGATGATTGAGGTACCTAACCATTGATATAATAATTTATTGTATTGTGGATCCGTGCCTCCTAATGCTTTGATGATACCTTGTTTCAAGTTATCTATGATTGATGCCATATTTTACCGCCTTAAATTTTGTCAAAAATAATCATTTAAATAACAAAAAAATCATTCCGATTTTTGTATTTGGAGTAAACGCAATAACGCAACGAATCGCATAGGTGATTATGCTTATCGATTGGCTTATTTATAATCGTTCCATCCTTTAATTGTTCCCAAAAGTAATAAGAATACTCATTGGCCATGTTCTTCGATTCAATGCTCACATAAACATCATGCTCTTTGATCAATCCGATACCCGCCTTGATTGATCCCTCACCTTTGATTGCCGGCTTGGCTAACACATCCATTTGCCTTAACTCCTCAATAGACTTTGGCTCGGCACTATCGCAATAGAACAAATAATCGTTTAATTTCCTTTCCTTAATGAAATCCGCGATGTCGCGATTGGTCATTCCCTTTTTATAACATATCTCATGGATGTATAATTTATCATTCACCCTCGCCACTTGGATAATCGCGGTTGGATCTTGTGAGAATCCAAAATCGAGGCCAAAAGATAGATCATCAAACTCGGGAAACTCCGCATAGGGAATAAAATTCCAATTGGTAAATATTTGGCGATCACTAAACACCGCACGTTGGCCCTCACCATACACTCGCCAATAGTCGGGATCTCTTGCCTTTAATCTCTCAATCTCATTGACCAATTCTTGTGGTAAGAATTTATTATCATTGTATGTGGTTATCCATGTTTCGCAATCCTCCCTCGCGATCACTTGATCGTATATCCAATGGACCGGATCGGATGGATTAAAATCGATGATCATTTCATCCTCGGTACGCATGAGCAATTGTTGGTAATCCTCAAAATTTAACTCATTACCCTCGTTAATAAAGCAAATATTACGTTTACGACCACGGATCTTTTGTGGCTCATCGACCGAAAGAAACTCCACAACATGATTTCCATAGGTATAGGTGTTATCCGATTTGTTATGGTTGCCAAGGTATAAGATTCCAATGTTGTCTAAGATCTCCATGAAATCCCTTTGTACGGATCCTTTAATCGCGGGTAATGTCTTACGCACAATCGAAATGACTAATGGAGTTGTTGTCGATGTAAGTTTGTAGATCAAATATTGACAAATGGCATAGGTTTTACCCGATCGCGTACCACCCTGGTGTACCTTGATCCTTGCCTTTGAGTTTAATGTTTGGTAGAATTGAACGTTGCATTGTTGCCTTATTCTTTTTCGTTCGCCGGTGTCCATTCTATAATGGCACTTTCAATGCCGGTTTCGTGTTTAATCTCCGTTCTCTCAATATAATCGCGTTTTTTACCTTTGGTTTTTAGGTAAAATATGGTTGCGGTGGTATTACCCTCCTTAATTTGCTTGTGCAATTGACTTTCGGCAAAATCTAAAACCAAATCATTCAACTCCTCCACCTTTGCCTTGTACTCGGGATCCGTTCTCATCCATAGATAATGTGTCGTTCTCTCAATCCCAACGGTCTTTGATGCGGTGGTAACAATACCCAATGACTTTTCCAAGGCATCGATCATTGCCTTTTTCTTCAAATCAATCAATGGTGCAACACCCTTTTTAGGTTTTGGTTTCGGTGCAACTTTTGCTTTTGCCATGTCTATCCCTTTAAATTACATTTAAACCCATCGGCAATTAACTTATTATAAGCCGATTGGCGATCCGTTTCATCCTCAAATTTAACCTCAATGATAAACGTTTCGTTCTTTTCTTTCGGATCCATTGGTTCCTCATAATCAATTGGAATTGGTAGATCTAATCCCCAATCAATCAAATCACTTGAATCCCATTCGTTTGCTAAGATGTCCCAATCCCACTCACCAAAACCAACATTGTCGGTGATGATAAATCTCTTTTGTTCCTCGGGTGTCAAATTACTCGCACGAATAATTGGTACACGATCTAACCCCGCCTCCTTACATGCCCTTAATCTCATGTTGCCACCTAATACAATCATAAACTCATCAACGATGATCGGTCGGAGTTCCAACATTTGTGGAAATTCCTTAATCGATTTGACAAGTTTTTTAAACTTATCATCCTTGATAAACCTTGGATTGTTAGGATGTGGGATAATCAATTTAATATTTACAACCTCAATCATTCTCTTTTTTCCTTTGATCTACAATCAATACAATCATAAATATGATGAATAATACCTCGACACTTGCAATAAATATGCCAAAATTGACTAATTGCTCATTAGTCATGATGGATGACTTTAAACACAAGAAATAACCATGAGATAGTTAATGACCAACTCCGCCGATTATTTCTAATCGAGATCCTTGGTAGTACCTCCACCGTATTTTGTGAAATGCCAAATTGTATCATAATTTATTTTTAAATCGATTCAAATACCAAATGGCTTTGTCGATGTCTTGTCTTGGATCATCCTTCTTGCCGGTCCTTAAAATATATTTTATTGCATTACCCAAGCAAAAATCTAATTTAAATTGCTCAATCACATCGATTGCCTCTAATTTGCCCGATTTATAATGATCGGGAGAATTGACCATTTCTTTGTTCTCGTTGTAATTCATCTGATTAGGTGTTAAAGGTTTGTGCTTTTGTGCCCGTTGTTATTCATCACCCAACAACCAAACAAATGTAAAAATTATTTCCATAACTTTTTCATCGGCTTATCCCAAGTATCAACACCATAGGATTTTAGCAAAATATTCATCTGAGTATTTAACGAATCCTTCTTGATTTTATCCATATTATCCATGTGCATTCCTACCATAAAAAATGATTCCATCGCGGTGCATGCGTTTTGGAATGTATCCAAGGCATCCATTAAATCTCTTTGGCCATCCTCATCGGGAAATAATATTTTATTGGCGGTTTCCAACTCATTGATCAATTGCTTGGTAACCATTTTAACCTTTTGGCGATTTGCCGGGTGTCCGATCCACCCATCATCGATAAAATCCAATAGGTTTTGACATAGGGCGAAATAGGTAAGTAATTTAATTTTATTTTGAAGATTCATTGAGAGAGGTTTTTAAAGTTCTTAATCGGATGTAAACCATCCATTGATCTTGTGGTGATCCACTTTGTAACCTGGAAACGCACGTTTTTAAAAATAGCATTGGATCCTCGATCCGTTCCCATGCATTTAGTTTGATCGGCCCAATCAATTCGTTTTTTTGTAATTGCTCATTGGCCCATTGCAATGCTTTGTCTTTGTTTGTCATAGGTTTAAATTTTAGTTATTTGGGCATTTAGCATGCCATCGATGTATCCATCTTGATAGGTTTTAACCTGGATCGGTGATTCATATGTTTTTAAAACTTCCATTAATTGATCTAATGAATAAACCAATTTGTACTCGTACCCATGTTTTTTAACAACCCGTTCAAACTCCAATTGCGTTTCCGATTGTTTGTTCTTCCCATATTTGACCTCGATAAATAGGCCATGTTGTAATCCATTTGATTTGCAAATGAATAGATCGGCCACTCCCGATCGTACACCCTCGGCTTTTAATTTGGATGCTACCTTAACATTGCGGAGGCCACCATTAGGAATGGCAAAAAAATCATACCCCATGTAATCGAGGTATTTAACCAACACACATTGGAGTTTGTGTTCTTCTTGTTTCATAGGAAATAAAATGGCCCACAATCATTGTGATCATGGGCCAAATAATTATTTTAATGATTCCAATGTTTCATTAAATCCGATAATATCAACAAATGCACCATCGGTGAATATAATTGTACCTTCATTATTAGGCCATTGTACATCCGAGTTTTGAGATAATTCGCTAATAGTGTCGATGTCTACCCATTTGTTTAAATGATTGCCACCTTCAATTTTCAATGTAATCTTTACAAATTTTTTCATAATTGTTGTGTTCGGATTCCCGTTCCCGATTTAGTTAATTTTAATTCTTTTTAAAAACTCATAAGCCAAGTAAAATGGCAATGTGATCACCACCACGATCAACACCAATGTTAATGAAAGCAATATCCGCCATTGCGGTACTTGATCTTTATTTTCCATTTTTTAATGTTGATTTATGTGTGTGTGCCATTTGCCTGGTTTTCAACGATTCACGTTGCCCATATTTATAAATTGCCACAAAGATAATGACAAATGCAACCAATAATACCACGATTATCGGCTCGATTACTCGCTTTATAAAACGATCCATAAGATTAAAACAATTGTGATTAAAAGATATGACCAATAGGAAATCTCCTCACACCTCTCAAATTTCTTGATGTCGCGACCTTGTTGTTTATTTTCCATAAGTTTCGTTGTAATAATCATTTGCATATTCTTCTCTCATTTGACAATTGAATGTGTGGTTTTCATCGCCATCTATTCGAGCATTAATTATCTGCTCTTTCTCCATTGCTTTGGCTTGATTAAATAATTCTTCATAATAAATGGTAAAAATAAATCCATTTCTTTCATTTATTTCTTTTAATAACCATTCAACTGCCGTTAGTTTATTTTCCATTGTCTTATTTTTTCCATGATTTATAAGTACACCCATAAATCTCAAATGTGGTATCAAAATCATCGACAAATAATTCTTTATCATCAATATTGCTCATTTCGACAAATGGCTCATAACGAACGATAATTTGTTCATCGGTATGATCGTATGCATAAGCATAAGTAAATGCCACAATGGCCAAAAGAATTAGTAATTTTTTCATTTGTTATTAGTTTAGTTTAGTTTCTTGAAAAAAATTCATCCCATTTGGGATTAAAAATATTACAACCATCAATACCACGGTAAAATAAAGATTCAATTTCTCTTAAATTAAACCTTGATAAATTAAACCATTCCCCTCGTTTTCTTAAATCTTTAAAATAATTGTGGATATATTTTTCAACAACAATTGCCTTTTCATCGCAATTTATTTCCAATTGAATGCCAATTATAAATTTGATCTCACAACCACTTGCACATTCAATGGCCCTAATACGATCATTTAAATTTTTGGTAATTCCAATTTTATAAAGGTTGGAATCAATATTGTGAACCACATAAACAAAATTTGGCTCATTATCCCGGCAAATGTCGTGATCACCAATTGGATAAATTTCATCGACATATTTTTCCAATAATAAAGTTTTTTTCCGTGCCATCATTCTTTGGGTTTAATGTTACCATCGCTATCTAACCTCGCATCAAACTCCACCAATGAATTGATGAAATTAATGTAAGCAATTTTGCGACATTCATTCTTTCGAATACTCTCATCACTAATATTGGACAATGAGTTCCAAATTACCCAACGATCCTCGTTGTTCATGCAAAGAATTTTAAATTGCTCTAAATAATCATAGAGAGAGGATAGACCGGCGGTGTACCATTCGTATTGTTTACCATCCGCCTTTGCCTTTTCGATTTGATCGGCATAATTATTGGCAATCTCAATGGCTTGTTTTTTTAATGCCTCCTCGGTTGGTTTATCTACCTCAAAATGAAATACCTTTTTTACCGATCTTGTTTCCTCTCTTGAATAGGAGATGTATGCCTTCATGATCCTTGCAAAATACTCGCATGAGAAATTCTCATAACATTTGACATCAACCTCAAATTTACCCGCGATTGCCAACTCAAATGCCAATTTGATTTCCTCTGGAGTTTGATTCCCAAATTGTGATCTAATGAAATTTATTAAAACAAACTTCTCATCATCCGTAGGCATGTTATTACCACGCAATCCAACTAAGACCATGGCATACCTTAAAACTTGTTTTAACTCCTCCTCCGATCGAAATCGGATCGGTTCTAATGCTTGTGCATTTAAAATAATATCGGCCGATGAATTACCAATTTTTGATGGCTTCCATTCGGTCAATGCTTGTTCCTCTCGGTTTGTCGGTATTAGGTCCATTGTTGTAGGGTGTTTTAGGTGTTACAAAAATTAAATCATCATTAAAGCATTTACCATTAAGATAGGTCAATGGATGTTTTCTAAATTGAATATCATAATTGATTTTAACATAATCAATTACCGTTGTCATAATCTTATCAATTTCCTCATCGGTCAATTTTGACCAAACTTTTTCACATTTAACACGATCAATTTTTTTACCATAACTATTCCAAAAAAACTCAAAATTAGATTTCTGTATTACTAATCTTTCTTTATTATTATAATAGTTATTATAATCTTTTTTACTAAACTCTTGATTACTAATGTTTGATGGTTTTCCTATTATAGGATTTTCCTCAATAGGATTTCCTACATGTAGGTTTTCCTCAATAGGATTTTCATGCAATAGGTAATCAACAACCCAAAATCCTTTATTATTTTGGTATCTATGTCGGATTAGATAACCATTTGTTTCTAACTCTTTTAATGCCGACATAACACTTGGTAAACCCTCCTTTAATTGCCTGGAAATTCTTTCCGCACTAAACTCCCAATCATCGGGTTTGCTTTGAATATAGGCATACATCCCTTTTGCCTTTAATGAAATCATTGTACTATTCAACAATTTATTAGGGATGGTTGCATACCTATTTACAATTTTGATTTTAGCCATAATATAAAAAGCCCCCAAGTAACTTTCCCGCTTCTCACATCGGAATTATTAAATGAAGGCATTTTAAGATTTTCAATCGCTATGGTGTGAGAAGGCGATTACACTACAAATATAAAAAATTTATTGAGCAATTTTAACATTAGATCTTAATGGTTTAAAATCAAACATCCTTGCAAATTGTGGGAAATCCAAGGCAAATTGCCGAGCATAATAGGCGGTGTAATTATTACCAACCTTAATCGGTTCGTTTGTTTTTACCCAATGGTGCCATCTAATCTCCTCGATTATTCTCTTAGATCCTAAACGTGTCGCACCACTTTTTATTAAGCCAAATGCTATTGACTTGTACAACTCATACACCTCCGGGTGATCTTGATTATATTGTTGAAAGGTTTTCATATACCAAAATGATCATCAATGTGATCGTGTTTTTTATAAACTGAATAACGATTTTGTAGGTAAATAGCGATGGTCTTTTCATCCATCGTAGCATCATTTGGTATGATGCCGGTTCTCCGATGCTTAACAACGATTTGAACTATCTCATCGATTAATTCGAGGTTTCTTATCTCCTCGATCTTGATTCGGTGTAGGGCGGACATAGCCTAATTTTTTATAGTTCTTTTCTAATTGCTTATAAATGTGCATGAACACCTCATTGTAGGTGTAACCGAGTTCGTTCTTGATCATTTCTTGATGTATTTAAGAATGTTCATTGTAGGGATCCCAATATGACCAATGCCCTCGGGATTCTTAAAAAACAACGTGCGATGATCATCGGTTGTAAATGCCAATGTTGCGTTCAAATATCCCTCGAATCGGCCCAACTTGTAGGCCAACTCGTAACGACATCCGATCTCGATGTCCTTGCTTTTCATGATCGATCCTTGGACCGAATAAATTGCCTTTAACTCTCCCAACCTTGTGGTGTATTGGCCTACGATTTTTCTCATATCAGAATGGTAAAACATCATTGTCATTAAATGGATTAGGTGATGGTGATGGTGGTGTTAATTTTGGTTGTGGTGCCTCCGCCTTTTGTTGGGGGGATGGTTTCCAGGTGTCTAACTCGGCATAATAATTGCCTTGCTTGCCTTGTGCGACCTTTAAATTAACCCACTCACCATCTTTGTTCGCATTTAAAAACTCGATGAATTGTGGAACGTTTATACTTACTTTTCCGACCAACCACTCGGGTGCCGAATCGGATCTCTTAAAATTAAAACCTTTTGCGAATACTTTTTCTTGATTTGCCATTATTTGATTGTTTTTTTGATGGATGTTGTAGATGACTTAGATGCGGGAATAAACTCGATGGCCTCACCGGTATCGGGATCCACCGTGGTGGTAATCGATGAGATCACTTTGCAAAACGATTCGACCTCCTTTTGCTTGGCTTTGATCGCCTCGATCTCATTGTTTAGATCTACCCAACGTTGTGTGTTGGAATAATCGTACTTGGTCCCTACCTCGGCAATGGCAAATTCGACACCATGCTTGGTGAACTTGCCACCTAATCGATGGAGATCATCCAACGATTTCTCCTTGATCCCTTTCTCCAACGTTTCAAATAACAATTGGAATTTGGAGATCATGGCTAATTGATCCAATGGATCTTTTGAGGCCACATCAAAATTGAATACCATTTGATTGGCTTGTGCAATGATTTCGGACTTGGATAGATCCATAATGTCCGATGCTTTGAGCATTAGTTGATTTTTCATTTTGTAAGTAATTTTTTATGGTTGCTAAATAAATCTTTAACGGATGGAACACTCTTATAATAATCCTCCATATCGGCCCACAACTCGGTTAATTGAGCAATGTTAATACATCCATTTACAATGGTTTGAATCTCTTGGAACTCGGCCAATTCGATTTTTGGTTCGATTGGTTTAGCCACCTCATTTTGGATTTTCTTTTGATCCTTGCCATGCGTATTGGTAGCATCGGGATCCTTGGTATCATCCAATGCAAATAATCCATTTAACGCATACTTTCGTGAGTAAGATCCGGTCGATCCCGAAATTTGTGCGGTATCCATCCCTTTCTTGTCAAACTCCTCACGTGCAAACGCGGAGGCACTAAAGGTGAGTTGTCCATTGCTAATCGATGCGGTGGATTTGATGTAATAACGTTCGCCAACCAAAATTACCTCATCACTCAATGTGAGGTGAAATCCTAATGGATTTATGATTGGTTTTACCGCCTCCACAATGTCCTCGGCCGATCGATAGGCATATTTGCCAAATGAATTGAATTGATTCTTCGGTGCTTTGACCATGGCTTGAATCGTTGCCATCGGGTTTTTACTCTCCATTATTTGATTGGTTTAGTTGTTTAGACACTTCATTGATCTCGGCCAAAATGACCGGATCCTTTAATCCACGCGACACAAAGGATTGTACGTTGTGTGCTTGCCACTCTCTCGCCGAAAAAGGCATGATACCTTTTCGATTTAAGTTTTCGGCCACAATCCTATACATCTCCATTTTCTTAATCTTTGCCATACTATTGAACGATTGTGGGCAATACCCAAAGTAAAAAATAAAACAAAACACTAACACCGATTGATAATGGAATCGCCTCTGGATCCACACGGTTCATTTCTACAAAATACTCGATTACTTTTTTCATTGTGATATAGTTTAAAAATTGCCAAGGAATCCGCCTTGGCTCGGTGTTATTATTATTTTAATTGAAATCCTTTTGGTAACCATTTCAAAGGATAAATAACATATCCGTAATGTAAGTAATCT